TATGAACTATGTGAATACTTAGGATTTCCAAAGCCTACTGAAAAAACATATGCTGAATGGCAAAAGCATTTTGGTTTAGCAAGCGATTATGAAATGACTGCAGAAGAAGAAGGAAAAATGTATGATGAGTTTGGTGCAACTATGATTACAGACTTTCCAGAAATGACATCACCATTTTGGAACATGAGCAGATATCCAGGCGAAACTGAATCCAAGAAGATTGATGTTATACTAGGTGGTATGGAAACAATTGGAAGTGCAGAACGTAGTACAGATGTAGACATGATGAGAGACACATTCCATTCAATTACAGATGGTGCTTACAGTAACTTACTCTACAAACTATTTGGCAAAGATAGAGTAGAAGCAGAACTAGAAGAATTTTTAAAGTTTGATTTCTTTCCAAGAGTTGGCGGTGGAATAGGAATGACAAGAATGATTGCTGCATTAGAAAAGCATAATGCACTAGCAAAGGCGGCTTAGTTTATAATCTGGGGTGATGAAATCGGTAGACATGCACGACCGTTTATCGTGTGTTAAATGTACTGCAATATATTTAGCGTGAAGGTTCGAGTCCTTCCCCCAGAGCCAATTTTTTAGTTGACAAAAAACAATACTCCTTATATAATAAGTACAAATATAAGGAGTATTCACATGAGTGATAGAGTATTTTCTGCTGAAGAAAAAGCAAAACTTACACAATTAATAAACGAAGGTATTACTGTAATGCAAGAGGTAGATGATCTAAATGAAGGTTTATCAGATACAGTAAAAGCAATTGCAGAAGAAATGCAAATTAAACCAACAGTACTAAAAAAAGCAATGAGAACTGCATACAAAGCAGACTTTGATAAACACAGCGACGAATATAGTGAACTTGAAAATATTTTGGCCACAGTTGGCAAAATATAAATGCAATCTGTAAAACAATTTTGGATTAAAAGTTATACTAGCGATAAAACTGCATTCACGTTTGAACTTATTAGTTTTATATTTACAGTAAGTGCAAGTTTATTCTTAGCAATAAACGCAGACAATCCAGATATGTTAATTGTTTACCCAGGGTTTTTTATAGGTAGTGTTACCCAACTGTATGCAAGTTGGCGTAGAGGAGCAGCATGGATCATGTTGCTTACTTTTTATTTCGCAATAATTAATGTCTTTGGTTATGGAGTTGCTGCACAATGGTGGTAGATTATTATACATTACATTGGAGTGATATTGTAGGACAATGTGGTATGTTACTACTAGTTGGTACTTACTTTTTATTACAAACAGATCGTATAGATGCAAAAGGCTTTTGGTATAGTTGCTTTAATTTAATGGTTGCTATTCTTTTGGGAATTAACTTGTATTATAAACCGGTAATTGCTAATATAACATTAGAGATATTTTGGGCAACAATGAGTATTTGGGGCATATATAAATGGTATAAAGGAAGAAAATGATTTTAATATGTGGTGATAGTTTTGCTGCTGACTGGACCGTAAAAAACAAATATCCAGGCTGGGTAAATTTTTTGTACGCCACAGATATACGGGCACAAGCAGGTGTAGGTGAATACAAAATACTCAAACAATTACAATCTTGTAAATTGAAATTATATTCTCATATAATTATTAGCCATACCAGCCCTTATAGAATACATACATCTCATAATCCATTACACGAGACCGATATACTACATTATGCATGTGATTTTATATATGATGACGTAAAAGATAGATTGCCTGATGTAGAAAAGTTTTTTACAGATTACTATGATTTGGAACATAGTATATACATACATACAAAAATATGCGAAGATATTGACAAACTAACCTGTAATTACAATACTATACATATGAATCATGTTGATTGGTCAGGATTGTATAAATTTAAAGACCAAATAGATTTTAGTAAACTTAAAAAAAGCATTAACAAAAGTAATCATTATAATGACAAAAATAATATGATAGTTTATAATAAAGTTTTAGATAGGATAACTTCATGAGTTACGTTGACGCATACATAGACAGAGAGCGTGATAGAATACACGTTGTGGAAAGAATAAACGGCAAACGTGAGTATCGTGAATTTCCTGCTAACTATGTATTTTATTATGACGATCCACGTGGTAAACATAGGACAATATTTGATACACCAGTAAGTAGATTTGCTACACGTAATCGTAAGGAGTTTCAAAAGGAACTTAAAATACAAGGCCATAAGACGACTTATGAAAGTGATATAAATCCTGTATTTCGTTGTCTAGAGGAAAACTACTTAAATGCAGAACCTCCTAAACTTCATACTGCTTTTTTTGATATTGAAGTAGATTTTGATAAGGAAAAAGGATATAGTAATCCTGATGATCCCTTCAATGCGATTACTGCGATAACACTATTTTTAGATTGGAACGAGCAATTAATAACACTAGCAATGCCTCCTAGTTCTATGACTATGGAAACTGCAACTGACTTATGTAAACGTTTTGATAATACATACTTATTTACAAATGAAGCTGAACTTCTTAAAGTGTTTTTAGATATAATAGAAGATGCAGATATACTAAGTGGATGGAACAGTGAAGGTTATGATATCCCCTATACAGTAAACCGTATAACAAAAGTACTAAGCAAAGATGATAATCGAAAATGGTGTTTATGGGGACAACAACCTAAGAAACGTACATTTGAACGCTTTGGTAAAGAAAGTGCAACGTTTGATTTAGTTGGCCGTGTACATTTAGATTATATGCAGTTGTATCGTAAGTATACGTACGAAGAACGACACAGTTATACACTGGATGCAATTGGAGAATATGAACTGGATGAACGTAAAGTACAATACGAAGGCACACTAGACCAATTATATAATCAAGACTTTGAAAAGTTTATTGATTATAATAGACAGGATACGTTGCTACTAAACAAACTGGATAAGAAGTTACGTTTTATAGATTTAAGTAACGTATTGGCACATGAAAATACTGTGTTGTTAATGACAACTATGGGTGCAGTAGCAGTTACAGAACAAGCAATAATTAATGATGCACATGCACGTGGCATGGTTGTTCCCAATCGAAAAAACAGTGAAAAAAACACTACTGCAGCAGGTGCGTATGTTGCGTATCCTAAAAAAGGATTACATGACTGGATTGGTGCAATTGATATTAATAGTCTATATCCTAGTGTTATTCGTGCATTAAACATGGGTCCTGAAACTGTTGTTGGTCAATTACGTCAAACAATGACTGAACATGCAGTTAATACTGCATTGGCAAACAAGAAATCTTTTGCAGATGCATGGGAAGGGCAGTTTGGTAGTAAAGAATATCAAGCAGTAATGAATATGGAACGTGGTACAGAAATTACTATTGACTGGGAAAATGGTGATGAAGATGTTTGTAGTGCATATGATGTATGGAGATTAATATTCGATAGTAATCAGCCTTGGACATTAAGTGCAAATGGCACTATCTTTACGTATGAACGTGTAGGCATTATTCCTGGATTGTTAGAACGTTGGTATGCAGAACGTAAAGAAATGCAGAAAGAATTAAAACGTGCAAAAGATGAAAATGGTGATGTAGAATATTGGGATAAGCGACAGTTAGTAAAAAAGATTAACCTAAACAGTTTGTATGGTGCAATTCTTAATCCTGGTTGTAGATTTTTTGATGCTCGTATAGGACAAAGTACAACACTTACAGGCAGATGTATTAGTAAACGTATGGCAGAAGTTGTAAACAGTCTGCTTACTGGGAAAGAAGATCACATAGGTGATGCTATAGTTTATGGTGATACTGATTCAGTATATTTTAGTGCTTGGCCTATGATGAAGTCAGAAGTAGAGTCAGGCAGAGCAGAATGGTCAAAAGAAATTGTCACTGCACTATATGACAATATAGCAGATGAAGTAAACATAGATTTTCCAGTGTTTATGGAACGAGCATTCCATTGTCCTCGTGCAAATGGTGAAATTATACGTGGTGGTAGAGAAATTGTTGCTACTAAAGGTTTATATATTACAAAGAAACGTTATGCTGCACTAATATATGATCAAGAAGGATTCCGTTTAGATACAGATGGAAAACCTGGCAAAGTAAAAGCAATGGGTTTAGATCTTAAACGTAGTGATACTCCTAAAGTTATGCAGGACTTCCTAAGTGATTTATTACTAGATGTGCTAACAGGCCATGGCAGAGAAGAGATTATTGAAAAAATTAAGGAGTTTAAAAACACGTTTCATGAACGCCCTGGTTGGGAAAAGGGTACACCAAAACGTGTAAATAACTTGACCAAATATACTGCAGAAGAAAAACGTTTGGGCAAAGCAAATATGCCAGGACATGTCAGAGCTGCAATGAACTGGAATAACCTACGTAAAATGAACGGTGACAAGTATAGCCAAGAGATTATGGATGGTGCTAAAACTATTGTGTGTAAACTAAAAAGCAATCCTTTGGGCTGGACTAGTATTGGCTATCCTACAGATGAAACACACTTACCACAATGGTTTAAGGATTTGCCTTTTGATGATGGACTAATGGAAGAAACTATTGTAGACCAAAAGATAGATAATTTATTAAGTGTCTTAAATTGGGACTTAAAGGGTGCGACACAAACTGCTAATACATTTGATGATTTATTTTCATTCGAATAATATGCTATTATAAATACAGTATAGGAGTGCTGAATGAAAACTGTAGATAAACTTATTCTTTTTAATCGTTTTTTACGAGAAAACAAAAAGCATAAGTTTGACCTACATAACCAATTGACTTTACACCAAGAATACTTTAATACACAAAGTAAATACTGGAAAGATAAAGGTTTATATAATACCATAGATAATACTATTCTTAATATACAAGATTTAAACAAGTCATATAATGAATCAATAGACAAAATTGATGAAAGTATTGAAGAACTTCTTAGAAATCAAGAAAAATTAATTATAGGACGTGATTATATAACTTATGAAGAAACAGAACGCAATTTAGATCTAATAATTGAACAATCAAAAGCCCCTGAAGGTTTTGTAAAAGAGATTACCAAAGATATAGGTTTTTACAGTGATTGGAGATGGGCAGGTATTGAACTTAATCCTAGCACTGGAGTAAATACAAGAAATATGCTAGCGTGTGATCCATTATATCTGTATACTGGAAATATTACAGATAATGAAGAAATTAAAAAGAAATTCAATAACTTTTTTTCTGAAAAACG